AAGAGATGATGCGGGATACCAGCGGTATGATACCGTTCGAACTCGTGTTCAAGTGGCGTTGTTCGCCCCCAGAAGGCACCCAAACCTAGATAATGAACCTACTTCCACAAAATCAAGCAAAAAAACCCGCCCTGACAGACAAACAGGAACAGTTCCTTGACCTGCTGTTCGAAAACGGGGGCAATGTTCGCCAAGCGGCAGAACTTGCCGGGTATTCACCCGGTTCGGTAGCTTGGTTAAAAGACAGGTTAGCTGACGAAATCATAGAACGCACCAAAACCATGCTTGCAAGCCACTCTCTTCAGGCCGCGAACAAGTTAGCGAACCTCGTGACTGCCGTAGACATCGAACGGGGAGATGATTTGCGGATGAGAGCAGCAGAATCCATATTGAACCGCGTTGGCATAGCCAAACAGGAAACAATGAACCACAACGTACAGGCAATCCACGGCGTAGTCCTGCTGCCGCCCAAGAAGGAAACGATTATCGATGCGGAGTGACCGCGAAATCCTCAAGATTGCAATGGACAATGTAAGCAATCTTACCGACAAAGAATACGAACGGTATCAAGAGTTGCAAAAGAAACCAGTTCGCGAACGGTACGGCAAAGCATTTGGCGGCAAGGTTCGTGGGCGCAAAGCCAACTACACTATTTAAGGAAAACTGACCAATGGAAATGGCCCGTAATGTAACTCGCTCACGAGTTCAAGATATGAGCGATTCAGAATACAACGCAATGCTTCGGGATTTGATGCGTACAGCAGAAAATGATATTGAAGCTGGAAAAATAAAAACTATGTACGACAAGATGAGAGCAGCCGGAGAATCAGCCCCATCTGCTACGGTTCGTAAAAAGGCTCGTGGCGGCAAAATCAAAGGCTACAGGTATGGCACACCTAAAGGTGGTGTTAAAGCTTGTCGCGGACGTAAAGCAAACTATAAGGCATAAGCTATGGCTAGAAACATACCCGCACAAAAAGCAACTAAGCAAACAGTCAGAGATATAAAACGTATCGAAAAAATGACTCCTGCTTTGCGTAAAATGTTTCCAAACTTTGATAAGCTATCTAGAAAACAGCAAGACAGGGCTTCTGTTTTGAAGAGCTTACAGGAGAATCTCCCTGATGACCCGAACTATAGCGATAAAGCAATCAAAGCAGAGGTGTTAGGTCTTGCTACAAAAGATTATGATGTTGTCGGTAGAGATGACTTAGGAAGAGTACAGTTCAGGGAAAAGGTAAATAAAAAAGCACCTGCTGGTTACAAACGTGGTGGGCGTGTAAAAATGGCACACGGGGGCAAAGCCTGTCGCGGTCGTAAAGCAAACTATAAGGCGTAGAGCAATGGAAGAACAACAAAGACGCAAAATGTTAGGTGCTAGAGCAAGACTTGCCGAAGACGCACTTTTAAGTGGGGATGAATTGTCTGAAGAACAGATTACTGGGTACCTAAATGACTTAAACGAAGCAAACATGACGGGTGCCATAAGCAGTAAATATGACCCTTATGATAGAATCACGCTCAGTGTTGTGAAGAAAGTAAACTCTACAAAAGGGCGTTCTGCTTCAGGTAGCACAGAGAAACCTTAACCGTGGCTCCTCGCAAACGTGTCCTAGTCCCCCGCAACCCAGAGGATTTAGGTAAAGTCGGCAGACCAAAGAAACGTCCCGGCGAATCTAAGACTGAATACAAGCTTTCGCCCCGCGAACGGGCGAGGCGTTCCGTACAGATGCGTTTGCGAAATGCAAAGAAGCAGCAACAAAAAGAAGAAGTCAAAGTTGTTCGCAAAAGAAAAAAGGTCAAAGACCTAACTGCTGCTGCACAAAACATAGAGAATGCCCTGAAAGGTGACAAGACACGTGTTGTTGACGAAGGGGACTTGGATAAACTACCCCCTGCAGTTTCGGAACTGATAGATGACACACCTGTTATATTCAAACCCAATGCGGGGCCTCAAGAAGAGTTCCTGTCCGCTAGTGAACAAGACGTTCTGTACGGCGGAGCGGCTGGCGGCGGCAAGTCGTTTGCTTTACTTGCTGACCCCCTACGCTATTGCCACAATTCCAATCATAGAGGTTTGCTCCTACGTCGCACACTCGACGAACTAACCGAACTGATTGACAAGTCAAAGCAGTTGTACCCCAAGGCGTTTCCCGGTGCAACCTTCCGTGAATCAAAATCTACTTGGGTCTTTCCGTCCGGTGCAACCATGTGGTTCACCTACCTAGACAGGGACAAAGATGTGACCCGTTTTCAAGGTCAGGCCTTTAACTGGATTGGCGTAGACGAAATAACCCAATATCCCAGCAGCTACGTCTGGGACTACCTTCGTTCCCGTCTCCGCTCTACTGACCCTGAACTACAAAAGAATCTAAACATGCGCTGCACAGCCAACCCCGGCGGTGTCGGCGGCTGGTGGGTCAAGAAGATGTACATTGACCGCCACGAAGAAAACAAACCGTTTCCAGCGTACGACCCAGAAACTGGTCGTGCGTTTGTCTGGCCTGAGAATCATCCAAAAGCAGGTCAGCCGTTGTTCTACCGCAAGTTTGTTCCGGCACGGCTGACTGACAATCCCTACCTCATGGCAGATGGTCAATACGAGGCCATGTTGAGGTCGCTCCCCGAAGTCGAGCGTAGACGGCTTCTAGAAGGTGATTGGGATGTGGCAGAGGGAGCGGCCTTCCCCGAATTTTCAAGGATGCGCCATGTGGTCGAACATTTTGAGCTTCCCACGAACTGGCCCCGCATACGTGCCGCCGACTACGGCTACTCGTCGCCGTCGTGTGTTCTTTGGGGTGCTATTGATTGGGATAATAATATTTGGGTTTATCGCGAACTTTACGTAAAACACTTGACAGCAGAGCAACTGGCTGATAAAATATTAGAAGCAGAAGAGTTAGACCCACTTCCACATTACACAGTTCTAGACTCTTCTTGCTGGAACAAGACAGGCTTCGGCCCTTCCATAGCGGAGACTATGATGAGGGCTGGTGTTAGGTGGACTCCCTCAGACCGCAACCGTCTTCAAGGTAAAATGGAAATACACAGGCGGCTTGCTGACGACCCCTACACAAACGAACCACGTCTTAGAATATTCTCCAACTGTAAGCATATCACTGCACAGCTATCGGGCATACCTCTCTCCAAAACCAATAGTGAAGATGTAGACACAAAGGCAGAGGACCATGCCTACGATGCGTTGCGGTATATGGTTATGACACGAACCTCTGGTTACCAATCAATACACAAGACCCTTCAAGGGATAAAAGAACAAGCATTCCAACCTTTCGATAATACCTTTGGATACTGATGGCACAGAATCTACAAAAAGGCGCGACCTATAAGTCGCTGGACCAGTCTTTAGACCCGCGAACAACTACGCTGCGTCAGATTGTGGAGGCGTATGGTGATACCCTAACTCAAGAAGGTGCTAAAAGTTTTAAAGGTGCCTTCACGGGAAAAACTCAGTTTGCGCCTATTTTCAAAGATTATCTAGACCGCCCTGCCGTAGATTTTGTTGAGACATTTTCAGATGATGAAGCGAACCCTCTTATTCAAGCCTACGAAAAGAATGAAAAGGTAAACGCTCGTAGAGGTATTTATTCACAGATTGGTGCGATAGAATTTACTATCAACGACCAGCTTAAAAAAGCTGGAGCACTTGTTGAACTATATCCTGAAGGTATGCCCATGGCTACTGACAGGGTTACACGTCCTGATAAGCCTAAAGCAAAAGCACGTCGTTATAGCTATAACCCCGGATTACTTGGAGAATGGCTTGTTAAGCTAGATGAGTACGGTAAAAAGAACCCTCAAGACGTAGGTATTGTAAAGGCATTGGAAGCCCAGATGCACATGGGATTACGTCCGGGCGAAATTATGAATGCCCCTGCTAGTGCTCTTCGTCCACCCGAAAAACGGAGTGCTTCGTGGGGGTTTTTCCTAGATACCGACACTCCCGGCGTTAAGATGGACGAGAACTTGAACATAGCTGTCGGGCCTCGTACATATAATATTATGCAACAAGCATTGGCGGTAAGCCCTGCTAATGACCGAAACCTGTTTGTAAACCCTGATGGTTCACCTATTGGTAAAGGTGAAATGACGCGGGTTATAAAGCAGATTAAAGTTCCGGGTATTATGACAGATGAACTTACGGGTCAAAAACTGGATGCACTGCAAGAAGCATATGATGCTAGACGTATGTGGGTTACACTGGCTCTTAACGAGTTCCCCGGCGAAGGAAATAGAGTTGGTGCAGCGCAAGGTCGTGCTGTAGGTGCGGTCACTAAAGGTGGCGGTGCTGTAAAGGAATACTATTCTCCTAGTCCCGGCTTCTATAGTAAGGCAGCCACAACAGTTCCTGACACTATAGATTCGTGGCTGTTTGAGGCTCGTACTGATGAGTTGCCGGAACGTATGCAACCGCCTGAAGGTCAACGAATTTCATTTGCTACAGATTTTACAGGACCACAGCTTAGTCCTGTTTTTGAACCTAAAGACGCCCCTATAAAAGTGGGAGACTTAGAAGCACGGTTTATAGAACCGGCCCCTAAAACAGAAGTGATTAGACCAGAGGCAGCAGCCCCAGCAACCCCTGCCGTTCCTCAACCTACAACAGCCCCCGCTTCTGTAGATGAAGCATATCCGGGAATGGCAGAGAAGGCTGCAGCCAAAGGGGTTGACCTTGATAAATTATTAAATGGTATAGCAGATAGGCTACCGGGACCAGTTAAAAAAGCATTTGGTCCATTAATGATAGGAGCTACTACAGCAGCGGCTGTTGCAACTCAAACAAAAGTCAGTGAAGCTGCAGAACAAGCAGGTGTTCCTAAACCGTTGGCAGAGGCTGCAGGAACTGTAGCAGGAGCTAGTGAGTTTGCTCCTATCACGTATAGTGACGTAGAAGCTATGGCTAAAGGTCGCCAAGACCCAGACCTATTTGGAGTAACACCTGCATCTCGTATAGCTGCAGAAGAAGAAATGAATCCCGGCTCTACCGGATTCGTAGAACAGGGGGTTCCTGAAGCCGCCCCTGCTGAACAACAAGGCTTTTTATCTAGATAAGGAGACGGACCATGAAGGATATGGGCACCGCTTACATTATGAACTCTGACAAAACTTCTGTCGATGACCAAGGTGGCGCAGCAAAGCTGTACCGTGAAGGTCTTGAGTTCGATACAATGGCAAAGCAGGGCGTTCTGACTGAAGACATGCCGAAGAAGATGAGTAAAACGGCAGTTGACCCTTCAGTGATGAAGATGGCTGAAGAACGCGACTACTAAAACCAGATGTCAGAAGATAATTTTCTCCAACCCGCAGATGACACCACTGTATCTGTTCACTCACCAGAAGAACAGATGCCGGGTCTTGCGGCATATGTGCAATCGAAGTTCGAAGATGCTGAGAACGGGCGTTATGCCCACGAACAGCGTTGGCTACAAGCCTACAAGAACTTTCGGGGCATCTACGATTCGACCACACAATACCGCGATTCAGAACGGTCAAAGGTATTTGTTCGTATAACCAAAACTAAGGTTCTTGCGGCGTTCGGTCAAATCATAGACATCCTGTTCGCAAACAAGAAGTTTCCGTTGGTTGTTGAGCCTACTCCAGTGCCGGAAGGTATTGCAGAGTTCGCGCACATGCAGACGCCTCTTGACCAGATGCAAGAAGACCCTTACGGGTTTGCAGGTGACGGACGCGAACTAGCACCGGGAGCCTTACAGGCCAAGCCAAGTGGACATTTTCTTGGTGGCTTGGAACGGGAAATGGGCAACTTGCCTCTTGCACCCGGACCAGCAAAGATGGGCGAACCTCAGATTAGCCCCGCGCAAAAGGCTGCTTTGCGTATGGAGAAGACTATTCACGACCAGCTTACGGACACGAACGCAGTCAATGTTATGCGTAACTCAGTGTTCGAATCTTGCCTTTTAGGTACAGGAATTGTAAAGGGACCATTCAATTTTTATAAACGTGTTCACAAGTGGGAACGTGAAGATGATGGTAGCCGTAGTTACAACCCTTACGAAAAGACCGTTCCACGGATTGAGATGGTATCGGTTTGGGATTTTCATCCTGACCCGTCTGCCACGAACATAGATGATTGTGAATATGTTATTCAACGTCACCGCATGAACCGTCAACAACTTCGTGCGCTTATCAAGCGTCCGTACTTTGACGCAATGGCTATTGAAGAGTGCCTTGCTAAAGGTCCAAACTACGAAGATAAATACTACGAAGACACCATTCGTGAAGACGAAACGGAGCCATATTATCAAGGTAATCGCTACGAAGTCTTAGAATATTGGGGTGTTCTTGATTCAAAGATGGCTGGAGAGGCCGGATTGCCTGAAGCTGACGAAATGTCAGAGTTCGACGAACTGCAGGTAAACATCTGGGTTTGTGGCACAATGGTGCTACGCTGTGTGCTAAACCCCTTTACACCTGCCCGTATTCCATTCCAAGTGTTCCCATATGAAGTCAACCCGTATCA